GATGCTCCAAAAGTATTTCTTAAAAAGACAAAAGTCCAAGAATCTTTAAATGAACATCACAAAAAAGATAAGAAAAGCCAAATTGATTTCATTTGCAAAAATGATGACAAGTGTGTACATGCTGATTTAGAAAAACTTTCTGATAAAGCAGTTGAGAAAAAATATCTTGCCCTAGAAAAGAAAATGGGTATTGGTAAAAAAAAAGTAAATGAAGAAGCTCAAATTCTTGATAAAGTAACTGTTAATGCAATTGGTAAACCTTCAGGAATAGCTGATATTGCTAATACAATTGCTAATACTAATACTTCTTCAAGACTAGTACCTTGAATAAATAAAATGGTTCCAATTAGAATAACACTACCAATAATAGAACCAGTTTGGAAGAACATATTAAGTGCTTCTTGCGGATTATAATTTGTACCGTTACCTAAATCTACTTCATTTATTCCGTCTGCATCTAGATAAACACCATCAGGTATCATTCTTTGTAATACTTGCTGCAGCTTTAAGTGTGTTAATTGTATCATATCAGCAAAAGCAGTACACTTGCTAACAAGAGATTCTATTCTACCTTGATACATTCTAGGCGCTGTAATAGCGTAATTCATTTTAACTTTAGTTGCATCACTTTTAGGACGCATCATATTCTTAGCCATCTCCCACTTAAGAACTATATCTGTACCAAGAATCATTACTCCCTCGTATAACACCTCTAAAGATCTTGACATTTTACCAAATTGCTCCTCGTACATTTCTATAGGTGGATCAAATTGATCGTCTCTTGCAATAATCTTTGTAGCTCCTGTTGCTGTTTCTTTAACCTTGTAAACCTCATTCATGTAGGTTTTATAATTAAAGTACAATACTTGTATTATATTAGAGTCTCTGTTATTGTTAGAATTTTGAACATTGTTATTCCAAACTCCGTAATTTTGAGAACCTTGTTGCTGTATACGTTCCATATCAGCTTCCGTTAAAGCTGGAAACTGCTTTTTAAGCTCGTTTAAGGGAACGAATTTAACCTCCCCTGCATAATATATATCTTGAAAATAAGGGTCCTCTGTGTAAGAGTAAATTAAATAAGCTGGATCTACATATTCGACAGTAACTCCTTCTGATTCTGTGAAATTATTTTTAACTGCCCCAATACCTAAGGTAGCAATATCGTAATAATATCTCTTTTTAATTAAATCATATTTATTTTCAGCAAACATTGTATTAATTGCTTCTTCTTCTGCAATTTCAATACCTTGCTTATAACTAAGCTGCATGTGTAAGTCTAATTCTTCTTGACCATCTGGCAATTTTGCTGGATTAGTTTCAAATAAATTAATACCAAACTGCTCTTGAGCAAATTCATTTAGCTCCGCTGTTTGTAAATCTCTAATAATAGATTCCATGTACTTAGTTCTTTTGCTAACACCATATGGATCTTGCGAATATGCTGTTAAATCAAAAGCTCTATCAGCAACACCGTTAACTACTATGTCTACAAACTTTGAAAGTATAGGGACAGGTTTCCAATCTAAATTAAGATAAGACAAATCGCCGTTAATAGACATTTCATCTTTGTATTTTTGTATTGGTTGTTCACCTCTCGCATATAGCCTTAAGCTATGGAATGTGTTTTGATTACTTCTAAATCTAGTTACTCCAGAATTGTTTGAGAACCATTCGTTTTGAATTGCTCTTCCAACCTGAAGCCCGTAGTCTCGTGACATTTTCTCTGCATCACTTGCAACTTGACTTGGAAAAAAACTATTTACTACTCCGCTCATATTACTATTTTATTATTTTTGAACTTGATCCTTCGATTTGATATTTAGCAAATCTTAAACTAACTGGTGCTCTTTGCATTTTATTTGACGGCCTATATAAATCTTTGTGACAAGCCATAATAGCTAACCCTGAGCTAATTGCCGCATCAAATTTTGTTCTATTGTTTATATCAAATTTGGACCAATCACTTAATGTTTCATTAAAATACATGGTTCCATACTCTCCTTCAGATGATAAGCCTACATGTTTATCTATATACATTTCAATTGCAGCAGCGTGAGCTTGTTTTATATCTTCACTAGAGTTAGGTATTCCACCTATTTCTTTTTCTGTAATAGATAATTTATTCCACAATTTGTCAGGCCTATTCATTGAGTAACCTCTATATCCTCGTCTTTTAAAATAATATAAAAGTCTAGGTTTATTATTTTCACATAACAAAGGCATTCCATAAAATACGCAAGCCATTAAAACATCTTCAAAAAACATTTCCGCTGTTTGTGGTCTTGCAACATATTCTAAAAAGAATGTGCTAGGCGGCGCATCTTCCATACTAAACTTAGTTAATCCATGCAAAGCTCCTTTAGACCCTCTTCCGTCAGTTGTTCCTGATATATCGTAACTATCACAACCAAAAGCGCCCATGTGCTCATTACCGGGCCATCTAACGCCTCCTTTTAATACTTGCCTGTTCTGTATATTATAATTAGGTGTCCAGCTTATTAGAAATCTCCCGTTAGGATTTGGACTAAATTCTACTTTAGAATCTTTGATACCTCTTTCCCATTGAAAACTACCTCTTGTTAAAACATTGCTATTACCTAAATCTTCGTTATAATCTATTTGCTCGTATATTTTTGCTAAGTTAAATATACTGTTTTTTGTTTCATCTCTAAATGCATGCTCTTCTGTTCTTGGAAACTGTCTGTAGAATTCATTTAAAGCATCTTGATCGCCTTTTAAACCTTCTACTTCATTATTCCTATGCTCTATAACTCCTACATCTATTTCGTCGCCTTGAGGACCTGTAGTCCCCTCATTTGGTTTATTGAAGACAGGTAACCCATAAGAATCAATGAATCCTTCGTAGTTCCATTCCATAGGAATGAACAAAGAATAGAGTCCTGAACGAGTCTGTCCGTTGGCGTTTCTTTTTGTAACATCTGAACTATTATATAGTTTTTTAAAATTATCCCCTCCTTTGTCTAAAGCATTTGATGTTGATCCCATCATACACTTTCCAATAATTCTTGATCCTAATCTTAATGTTGTTTTTGTGACTCTCCAATTGTTAAGAATGTTATTTGGTCTTTCCCATTTACCACTCTCATCATGAACAAGAAGCTTTAATTTTTCACCATCATAAGCATTGTCCCCTGTGTTTTTCCAATCGATTGTTGTGTCCAAGCCAGCAAGTGTTTCCGTGGCTTTATTACTATCAAGTCTTCTACGTGTAAATTTAGAAGCGGGTACGCGATAAGCAAGCTCTGTTTTTGGCCTGTCCATACCATCTTGTATAGGTTTAAAGAAGAATGGGAAGTTAACACTAATGGGTACAACTTTGTCGGTAAACATTTTCTTTGCATCAGAACCAGATTTGGATAATATTCCAAACCTTGAGTCACTTGATATTGTGGCCATATTAACTGTTTCCCCGGACGCCATGAATGAAAATCCTGAACGTCTGTTTTTAAGGTAGCACATGCCGTAACATCTTTTATCTGCTTTGCAAGCTTCCCAGAATATATAGAATAATCTGTTTGATTCTCGAAAGTCTGGCTTCCCAACATCAATCTTGGACCACTGCAAGTACATAAAGTGAGTACCAGTAATGTAAGTAGCCATGCCCTGATTATTGAACCAGTAACCGTTTTCTCTTTTGTTAAAGTTTTCATCAATATAGTTACCCCAAGTGTTTTTAAATCCCTCTGGATAATCCCTCCAATCAAAGATACTTTTAATACCTTTTAATTGTTTTGGATATTCTTCCGGAGTCCATTTATCGTTAATTGTACTTATTTTTCCAGGTGCTTTTGGCAAAGCTATTTTAAGATTTTGTATCTTATATATATCACCAATCTGACCGGTCTTACTTATAACAACAACATCATGCTCTTTGTTATAACCATATTCCCATTTTTTGCCTTTATTCATTCTAGCAATGGTAGTACGTTTTATAGGTTCTATAATCGAGTATAGAGTTTGATCGTACATTACTTAGATCTGTTTTCAGCAAACCCTCCAAAAGAAGTTGTTTCAATTTCTTTCTTAGGTTTATTATCTAATATTCTTTCTTCTTCCTCAATGCGGTTAAGTATTTCAAAAGCATCAAAAATTGCTAGCTTCTTTGTTGCTGC